TAGCTTTAATACCATTTGGTTTTGGCGGAAATATTAATCCTAATGTTTAAGTAATATGGCCACCACTAAATCTTTCTGGACGCCCGAATTGCATTCTGGGGCTTCTTATTATAAGGATAAAAATAGCATTGACCAGAATAAATCAAGTAGTTTTGGTACTGGATTAATTTCATTTGGGGAAGGTATAGATTATGATGATTTAGATATTTCTTATAGATATGTTAATGTCCCATTAACTAAAATATTGCCGTTGTTATGGAATATGAAAGCATGGGATGCTAAATGTGAATATAGTTTTTCTGTCAGTGATTCAAGGGACTATTTAGAAGGAAATTATGTAAGCCCTTCTTCGACTATATTTTCTGTAAGTAATAAAATAAATGGTACATATAGTAATATGGAAAATTATCTTGATGATTACTCTTACAATGTAAGTTATGCTACTATACCAACGGTTGAACCATTTGATAAAGTTGGTGGATACAACTCAATAATTTCACAAATTTTTGAGTCACAAGCTATTTACTCTGGGGGAAAAATAAAATATGGTAGTTTATTACCGTCGATTCATGATGAGTCTTTTCGTTCAATTGAATTATTTTATGAATTAGAAAATTTTAATATATTAAAAACACACAATACAGATTTTGGATCATGTGAAACAGAGTTAAACGTACAGATATATAATATCGTAGATTTTTATAACGGTTACTCTGAGCAGGGTTTTGGATATGGTTTAGACTTACGATTCGATGAAATTATTATCAGAGATGACGGAACAGCTGATGTAGCCTTTGATTTGTATTTTAGAGCATCTCTTGGGGGAGCTAATATGGTAGATGAAGTTACAACAGAATATGTTGAAAGAGAATCTGATTTTGGTTTAAGTTTCCAACCCTTTGGAAATTATAGTTACACACAATTATATGATGACGGAGGTGGTTATGTTAATACTATTAGAGATTCCGGTGGACCAATTAGTAACACACCTATTACTATAAATATTTTAGGTGTTGAAAAACAACGTTATCTTGGTGTGAGTGAATTTGTTCGTGTTGGGTATAATGATATTAGCTATATTGACCCATTTAATCCATCCGAATATGGGTTTAATTTCTCTTTCTCCTACGACATCGACGTATCCGAATTTTGGGAATATGAATAAACTACCTTGACCCCGAACCCTGAATCCTGTATCAATTACTTGACAGCCGAGCACTAAACCCCTAAACTGCCCCTCGTAATGAAGACCAAAACCAAAAAGCAAGTAGCCTACCTGCTCAGTAAAGTTAGCCCACTCTCCAAAAAAGAGCAAGGCAAGCTGAAGGGTGAGCTTCATAGCGGAGACGTTAAAATCAAACCTAAGAAGTAATGCCCGCCACTACGGTAAATCAGCTGGTTCCGATGCTCAGTCAGTACATCGAACCAGACGGCGAGTTCAAGACAAGCCTTAATCAGGTCTTGTCTCGTATCTACAACATGGGTACGTACCGCGACCTTACTATCCAGTACAGTCTTCCTGTTGTTGATAACTGCGTTACGCTGCCGGACGAAGCGGATTCCGTATTACACACTATCGTCAATAACCAGCCTGTACCTGTACGCTCTTTGTGGCACGACTTCAAATCAACAGGCATGGGCGTAGGCGCAGCCGACCTTACTTGGGGTTTGGTTGACGCTGGTTTTCACCCGTTGAAGCGGCTGATTACTACCGCTACCGATACTTTGCATATTGTTCCGTCTGACCAGTCGCCCACAAAGACTAACTTCAATCCTGCCGACGGCGGTGAGATTGTGGTCACAGCAACAGACGGCGACAAGATTTATCAGTCAACCACCGATACCGTATCCGATAACGATGTGCCTCTCACTTTCGCAGAGGACATTAACGCTGTGATTAGCATCCGTTTTGATGGTCTCACAGACGTTTACGATATCCGCACGGACGCACTAGATTCCGATACCACAATTGCCACAGTCGGACCGGATTCCGGCGTCACTCGCTATCGTAGGTTCAGGTTGAACCGCTCGACCAATGACGAGACTGTCGTTCATGTTCTCTGCAAACGAGCCTTCCAGCCTGTGCGCTCCGATAACGACATCGTGTATGTCAGCAATGTCGGTGCTTTGAAGCACGGCCTTATGGGTCGCTTGATGGAGGATAACGCCGATATCGAGCGTGCCGAATACCACTGGAATAAGTGCATGCAGCTGATGGAAGAAGAAGCCGCCACTTCAAGGGGTGCTGCTATTCCGAGGCTGAATGTCGATCCATACGGTACTGGTAACCTTAATCGTATTTACCAACTATACTAATGATAGTCATCAAACCTTCCGGTGAAGACCGGAAACAAGCACGCGCTGAAGCCAAAGCGATGGGTGTGCTAAGGGGCTCAATTGCAAGGGGCCGTGGAAATGAGATCGGAATGATGGGCGAGATGCTTGTCCATCGTGAGATCGGCGGCAGCAGAGTAGGCGACGTAAACTTCGCTTACGATATTGCTATGCCAGACGGCATAACCATTGATGTTAAGACTACGAAGGCCGCTAGTGTGCCGGAACCCCATTATGTGGCTCGTGTGTACGGTGCAGAGTCCAGTGCAGAAAAGATAGGCAGCAAATGTGATGTCTACTATTTTGTTAGGTGCAACCAACAAATGACCCTCGCCACTATTATCGGCTGGTTGCCAGCAAAAGAGTTTATCGCGAAAGCGACTTTCCTGCCTAAAGGCAATGTTGATCCGAACGACGGCAAGCTGTCTTTTTCCGACGAGTTTGTTTTGCCCATATCAGAATTGAACCCGCCCTCCGTGAAGATCACGAAGAAGCGGGTTCGTTAATTCTTGCCTATTGTTAGAAGTCGCCGCCTTGGTCGATGTCGTATACTTCTGAGAGATCAATCTCCCAGATCTTGCCACCGCCTTGACCTTTGCTCCGTACAGGTCGTACGTTCTTATTGTGCTGACTTACCTCTTCGAGGACCGTCATGCCGCGACGAACGAACTCCAGATTTCCGCTGTTGCCAACGCTGCGACCGCCGTTGCATTCGTGCAGTACGACAGTGAACTCAGTGAGAGTACCACGCCACTTTGTTATTGCCACAGTCTCGCGTACTTTCTTGCTGAAGAACTCGACCATCTCTGCAATGGCAGAACGTGAGCTGTTGTCGTAAGCTGCGGCTTCGATGAATGAGTCAATGTAGGTCTTAACTCCGAATCGGTTGGAGTCCTTGATCTCAATCGGCACCTGCCAGTCGTAGAGCCACTTGAGGAAGAATGGCAGTTCAGTGTTGATCGTGTTCTCGACGAACTCGTTTGAGCCGAACTTCACCTTGTGTCCGCTGTTGATGCGCAACGCAATGATCTTGTCTCGGTTGCTGCTGTCAAGTGACGGCAGAGCGGCAAGGGAGTTGGCATCAAGGTTGAGAGACATCATAACCCTACCGGACCAAGGCAGTGGAATGGCGTCCGCATACTTCGCATGGTACTCAAGTCTAGGGTTGGCTACACATCTCTTGGTAAGTTCGACGAACTTGCGCTGGTCTGCGTAGGTCGCCGCCGCTGTCTGGTCGTCCACAACCCAAGCAGCAGATCCGCAGAGGTCGCGGTTGAAGCTGGTCTTGCCGGACAGATAGTCCGAGGCATCACTGAACCCACCGACTGCTGCGCCAATGATCTTGTTGGTGAGCAAAGTCTTACCGTGTCCGGCTGGACCCAACAGGATCATCAGTTGCCCTTGGTCGAGTCGGCATTCGAGTACTGCTTTGTACAGGCGCTGGAACCATGCTAGGAAGTACGGCAGCGTTTCATTGCCATTATTGTCCTTTGCGAAGAACGGCATAAGGTACGAATGAATCCACGGCCAGTTAGCCGGATCTCCATTGTCGGCTGGTTGCACAGCGTTTGCCCTACAATTGTTGAGGATCTTCCTGCCGTAGTAGTCAACCACGCGCTCTTTGGAGAACACGACAGGCGCGACCTCTTCGACACGGCAGTCGTTAGAGATAGTAAGGATAGCTTGTTCGATCTCTGATACCGTCTGGTTCTTCTTGAGTTTAGGACTGAAACCAGCCTTGCGCAGTTCGAGTACCAATTGTTCTTTCGGTATTACCACAGGTCCGCCATTGAGGAGCTTGTAGAATGACTTTCCGTTGAACCAGTATTGGTCTAGTAGAGTAGACAGTTTCTTCTCCTCGTACTGGTCAACGAACTTCTTACCGAAGATCGAACCCCACGACTTGAACCCTGTACCCGCACGGTCTGAGTAGCAGATCATTCCGTCTTCCCGTACCTGACAGCCGTCGCGGTCGATGCCGTCGTCAATCCAGAACAGTGGTCCGCGAGCACCTACGGTGAACTCACCTTTCCATCGGTTCGGGAACTTACGCGCAACTTCCGCTGCGATGTCGTCAAGTGGGATATTGGTTTCGTCGGTCTTGATCGGTGTATCGTTTGCCGATTTCAGCAACACGGTACGGACAAAGGATATGGCAATAGGGTCCCCGATACGGGTCCAGTCTGTGCCTAACTCGAAGTACTGCGACACTTTCAAGCTGGTCTTGTCGAAACCAGCAAGCAGCATCGATGCTTTGAGTGCGTCACTCAACCGCTTCATAAAGGAGTCAGCAAGGGCTGGAGCAAGTGGGAGTGGCTTGTCAAATTCCCACACAAGCCGGATGTAACCGGACTGAGTTTTGGTACGCCATGTTGGCATGTGTCCGCCTTCGCAGCGGATCTTGAGAGTCTCGTCGATCTTGTCCCAATCGACAGGAGCGTCGAAGTCAGCGACAAATCCGTGTATCTTATGTACTGGATTGTCTTCGCTGATGCGGGCGTTTGGGCTGTCGCCCTCTGCCATAGAATAGAAACAATGGTCGGTGTTTGCATCGGCGCACCATGCCCGATACTCAGCCTTAGAGGCAAACTGTGGTTTGTTAAATGATAGGGTTGATGGGTCGTCGATTACGGTTACTGTAGTTGCGCGATGATTTTTAAGGTATCTGTATTTCATAAACGTTGTGTCGGTTGATGACGTGCCGACTGCACGGTTGTTGTTTTAGGGCTACACAAGCAAACTATTACTTGGTGTAGTAGTCAAGTACATGCCCCTCAGCGGCGACCGGAATGTCCGGAATCCACTGCGGAGGTGTGTGCATAATTTCAAGGATCTTTGCGAGAGCTTCTTCGGCTTGTGCCTCCGGTACTTCGCAAACCATTTCGTCATGGACATGCAGGATAACTGGAAATCCTGCCGCGTCAACGCGGAGCATCATGTCTGAGAAGATGTCTCTGGCTAAACCTTGAGACAAGTTTTCAGTAAGGATGCCGCCCCACAGGGGGAAGTCCCGCAGCTGTCCGTTACGGACGATCTTTCCGATGTGGCGGAATCGATTGACCGAACCAGCCTCCTTCATCCGCTTGATCTTTCCGTAACGGAGTGATCGACCAGACGGAAGCTCTAGCTCGAAGGGCTCTCCGACAGCACAGGCGGTTGCCATATTCTGATCGAGTGAGCGCCAGAACTTCGGCACTGTGGGCATACGCTCGCGGTACAGCTTAACTGCTTTCTCAGCCTCCTCCATAGACATGCCACTGAATGTGGAGAATTTGGTGGCACCCATTCCGTACCCACAGTTATGAACAATAATCGGACCGAAGTCTGTTTTAATTGTGAACCGATTATTTGGTCCACAATTTTTCAGATCGTAAACGTCTGACTTCCTCCTCAAGCTCTTGGATTCTTTTTTGCAAACTCCTAACAGACCGCCTATTGTGCATATTCTGCAACGGAGTAATGAACCGAAGATTGTTCGGCTCATAACCTTTGTTGTTATCGATCCTATCGAGTTGAAGATGTGGTTGATCCCACCCATCAAGTGTGATAAGGTAAGCAAGAAATTTCGGCCTATTGTGGAGCCAAGGCTCATAGACCCAAATCCCACGACCCCCATAGTGGTGGTATCCGGCATCATTTGGATTGTGGCATCGGTTATAGATGGCACTAATGCGGTTGAGTAGTCGTTCCCTATGTGCTTGATCCGGTACAATTTCTGCATACTCGAACCGACGCATGGTTGTTCGTGCGGAGGCTTTCTTAGCGCAACAATTGCATCGAGTAGTTTTCCCATTCTGCAAGTTATTGCGGTCAACAGTCCCTCTCCAACCGCACGAACATTTGACCAATGGGTTCCATCCAGTTCGGCCATCGTTTCGTGTTGTTCGCTCGTATGACAAGATGGTAAGCTCGCCATGACTAGTGCCGACTTCAAATCCTTTTCGGATTGTTGGACTTCGCACCACTCCCGCCATCCATGTTCCGTCAGGATTTCGTGGTCCGAAGTCGCTTCCACTCCGAATCGTGATATCGTTTCCTGCACCCCTTGGTGGAGGAGTCCTTCGTGGTGTACCCATTGTGTTCCGTCCCATACTCTATCCGTATCTCTGACTCCGACGATATCGACCCATCCCCGATCTGTCAACACCTTTGTTTCGGGACCGAAGCAACCGAGTACGATAGATTTAATCTTGTGGCGCAGCTTGGGATCAAAGTCTTTGAGCTGTCCATTAGCCGGATCGTGTAGGCCGAGCAACACACCGAACGCATGGTAGATGTCGTCCGAATCGCGGATGAGGTCGAGGGCTTTTCTGTCTTCAGCAAGCCAGCACAATGTACGTACTTCGATCTGTGACAAGTCGGCAACGATCAGCTTGTAGCCTTCTTTGGGTCGGATCATATGGCGGAAGTTGACTCCGAACATCTCATCCCTCGGTAGGTTTTGCAGGTTGAGGTTGCCACCGCTGCCACTGAATCGGGCTGTCGGGTTAGCTCCACAGTACATCAGTCCACCGTAGTACCTGCCATCAGGCATCGTACCGGAATCAAACGCTTCTAGCTTGCGGAGGAATGCGTTGATGCGGCGGTAGTTCTGCACGCCCCTCGCCCAAGGACAAGCGTCTTGGAATGCGGCAAACCATTTGTCAGCATCTTCATTACCAGCAGCAATAGAAGCTGGTGGTTCGATGCCTTGCTTACGGCACTGCTCGTTAAACGCTTTGCGCGACAGCGGTGTATGCTCAGTAATCCACGGAATGGACTGCTCTGCGTTGAATAGCTCAGTACGAATATTCTCAAGGTTCTTCTTGAGGAGTTCGGTATCGATTGGTAGACCCCTCTGACCAACCTTACGGTTAAGTCGGCTAATGTCGCGCTCAGTTTGAGGCCACCTATCGGACAGTTCTTGCCACAAGCGAAGACAGAGTTCGGAGTCTTTGATGGCATACTCGGTGACTTCTTTTTTGAAGTCGTCCGTCATCGCTCCCCATTGCTTGCCCTTCATGTTATCGCGGGTAGTCTTGTTGACTTCCAGACCGAATACGGTTGCCGAAGCGTTTTTAAGGGATCTCGGCAGACCCAAGAACGCAGTCATGTCTGCGGTACAGTGCCATTCAGCAGGACTGCATGGCTTAAACCATCCGACTTCTACGCCGTACAAGTACAAGCTCTCATCGAAGGAAGCGTTGTGGGATAGCACACGGTTGCCTGTAAGTATTGAAAAGTCGAAATCGTCGGGGTGTCCGGCAAAACGGAACCCGTCATCTCCGACAACTGTAACCATATAGGCATCGAATAGCGGGTGGGAGAAATAGCCTCTAGGGCCTAAAGTTGTGATGGAGCAGTCTCCGTCGTAATAAGATTCCCAATCTAGGGCGTAAGTTATCATATGTGTCGTGAGGATAAAGTGAACCCGCACAATACACCTAATGAGTGTACTGTGCGGGTTGGGTGTAGTTATTCTACTTCGAGATCAAGCTCCAGTTGTTCCGGAGCAAGTCGGATGCGGTCCATCTCGTTATCGAGGGCGGTTGCCACAAGATTCAAAGATGCTTTCTGGACCATCAACTCAGTAATCTGATCGTTGAGTTGGCGAACGTCGCCGTCGATCTTAGTGATTACGGAGCGAATTGAGTCTGACTCCCGCTTGATT